AGTCTTGCGGGGAGGCATTTGTTATTATGAGCATACTTTTTTCTTGGGTCAGTCCACATAATCGGCTGGATCCTCCTCGATCTCGACCTCATCCTCAAACATGTACTGGGTGGGGAAAGACGAAGGACGATCACCCCCACGGACACGGGCCTGGACGACACGCCACACTGGACCAAACGACTTTTTGAGAAACCAAAGTCCGGCGAGTTCCACAAAAAGATCACACTGAGAGCCAGGCTCGACCACGGAAAGTTCAATTGGCTCCTTCTGAGTGTTGAACGCCCTGGTGACCACCTCGCCCTTGATCTTAGACAGGCTGGCACTGAGGCAGCCATCCGTAACGCTCCCCTGAAATGCAGCCTGGATAGTCTCATCACTCAGATCGCGACCAAACCAAGCAACCTTGGACTTCTTAGCCTCCTCGACAATCTGCTCGTCGATAGATGAAAACTTGTCATCAGGGACCTCGATAGTCATGGAGGACGTGAGGCCCTCCTGGACCTTTACATTGTTCAACTGGAGCATCTGGCCGGTAATTTTCAGAAAATAACGACCATCGGGCAACTTCTGGGGAGACGCAAACTGCATTATGTCTTAGTAACTAAAATATTCTTTAAGATTAATGTGCAGCTGTTTGCCTGGACCAAATGGAACATTTTGCGGCTGGATCGGAAAGGCTGATGGTATAGTCCGTCCCTGTGACCCTGGGTCTTGTCAACCCAAGTGCGACGGCCCTCCTCCCTCCCCCCTGAGCCAATATCATGCGACGACGGGCGTGGGCCTTCCTCCTGGGTTCGGCCTGAACCTCATGACGAGCGAAAGAGAAACTACATTCAAGTTGGAATCTCCGTTTGAAAAACTCGAACCAAATCACGGGCCTAAATATCATACACGTTTCTTCTGGTTACTTTTTCTCGTCGGAGTTATGGTTCTCATGTCCATTTTCCTGATTTAAAGAGTCCTGTCCCGTGTATAGTAGAAATGGCCACTCTTGACTCTCTTGCTCTTGATATCGCTGCTGTACAGAAGGACCTGAAGGCCCTGCGGAAGATGATCCGTAAGGTTATCGGTGACATCGAGGATCCTACGGGCGAGAAGAAGGAGGCTCGCACCAAGAACAATGGTTTCAACAAGCCTCAGGTGGTGACTGATGCTCTGCGTTCTTTCCTGAAGCTCGGGGCCGACGAGATGATCTCCAGGTCTCAGGTTACCCGTGCGGTGAATGCGTACGTGACAGAGAAGGAGCTGAAGAAGGGCCAGAACATCACCCTGGACGCTCCTCTTCAGGCGCTCTTGAACCCTCCGGCCGACACTCAGATTACCTTTCTGAACATCCAGAAGTTTCTGAACCAGCACTACGTGAAGCAGGACAAGCCCGCTCCTCCACCAAAGGAGCCGAAGGAGCCCGCGGCGGACAAGCCTCCTCGTCCCAAGGTGAAGAAGGTTGCGGCGGCTTAAAAATATAAGTAGTATACTAATAAACATGGAGGTTCCAACCGGTCCTCCCAGAAGTGTTCTTGATGCACTTGTGGGAACTAAGGTTAAAAATACAGATTATTATATTCGTGCATTTACCCATAAATCAGCGCTCAAAAGATATGAGGGTCTCAAGTCTTCTTATGAAACGCTCGAATTTATGGGTGATTCTGTTTTAGGTTTTGTAGTAACAAAGTGGCTTTTTGATCGCCACGAAAAGGAGCAAGAGGGATTTTTGACCAAAGCTCGAACCAAGATGGTCAGGGGAACAACTCTTGCTGAAATTGCCAAGGAACTCGAGTTTGATAAATGGATCTTCATGGACGAAAAGGGTATCCGTAATGGGTGGAACACAAACCCCAAGATACTCGAGGATGTTTTTGAGGCTTTTGTCGGCGCCATCTATCTCGACCTTGGGATGGTCTATGCAAAACAATTTATTTTAAAATCTTTTGAAAAAATTGAAACTGATGTGAATCTTGATGACAATTACAAGGATCAACTTATGAGATGGTGTCAGGCGGAAAAGATTGATCTTCCTGAATATAAAATGGAAGGGAATTCCAACGGAATATTTACAGTGACATTAATAGTAGATGGCGCAAACATGGGGTGCGGTTATGCAACTACAAAAAAACAGGCGGAACAAAATGCCGCCGAACTTTTACTTAAGACGGATGCGCGGTTTAAAAGGAATGGAGCAGCAAAGTTGCGACGGGAAGGCGGAGCCGACCCTGGACCCCAAGGTCGCGGAACTTCTTAATCGCACGTACTTTGAGCAGAGAAGTGAAGAATGGCTTTCCCTTCGCGAGAATATGCTCACAGCCAGTGATGTTGCAAGTGCTCTAGGTCACAATCGGTACGAGAAACCTGACGACCTTTTGGCCAAAAAAGTGCTCAAAAAGGCTTGGGCGGGAAATGCCGCAACTGCCCACGGGACGCTCCTCGAGCCCGTCGCCCGTGACATGTATGACGCTCGGACCGGGCGAAAAACTCACGAGATTGGACTCGTCCAGCACCCAAAGTATCCCTTTTTAGGGGGTTCTGCCGACGGAATCACTGAAGATGGGCTCCTGGTTGAAATCAAGTGTCCTTTGACTCGAAAAATTGAGGACAAGGTCCCAGAGCACTATCTTCCACAGATTCAGCTTTTGCTAGAAATTCTAGATTTTGAGGATTGTGATTTCGTTCAGTACAGTCCAGCGACTGTCAAGTACGTGAAGACCAAGGGACCCCGTGAAGAAAATGGGAACGAGCCGTGTAAGGCACCGGCACCAGTCCCTGAAGTATTCATGATTACTCGAGTAAAGCGTGACCGAACGTGGTTCGAGAAGCATCTCAAGACTATGCAAGAATTTTGGGCCAAAGTCGAACATTCGAGACAAAATGGGTTGTGTGAGGTTGTGTGGGATGAGAAAGAAATACATTGTGAAGTTGTAGAAGATCACGATGGATCCTGTGTATAAATGTACGCACAAGCCCAAGTTACTAACGTGCAAGGAGTGTCAGGGAAACTTTTGCGCGCGGTGCATTCAGCTTGAGGTACACAAGTGCCCCAACCTGGAAACACGATCCAAAAATGAAAAAAATCTCTTGTCAAAAAAATTGATAAAAGTTGTGGCATCTAAAATTGTTGCATTCTGATTTACTTTACCCGAGTTACGGCATATGCTACGACTGCCAGAACCGCCACGAGAAGCACGGGATTAGGCCCCCCGGGACTCGCTCGCCGCCTGATGTAATCTGGAAGCTTCTGGGATCCGATAAAGTCTGTATCGTATACATAGTTGAAATTAAGATCTGGACGGACCCAAGTAAGATTACCGTCGTTCCTCTCGTACTTGCGGGCAGGAAAGGCGGGGAATGGAGCGGTTGGCTTGCCTGGCATTGTGTTGAACCACATGTTGCTCGCGTTATTCAGATCCATGACGTTAAAGTGTTTAAGATCGCGATTAGTGTCGAGACGGTCAAAACCGGGTGACACATCATAGGGGCGTGTAAAAGTTCCGTCTGGCTGCCAGTTGTGAGACCCGTCGCTCGACACACCAAAGGTTCCTGTCCACGTGTATGGGTTGAAGCGATTCATACTCAGGTCATCATCTTGCATAAGCGCCGTGGCCATTAATAGATGCCCACATTTTTTGTATCCTTGTACACTTTCCCCTGGACCTTTTCACGATGAAGGGTCCACATATAATCAAGATCAATGTTCAACATTCCAGCCAATTGAAATAAATAACTGAAAACATCCCCCATCTCCTGAGTCACGTCAGTCCCCTTGTCCTTCTTGAGTCCGGTCTTGCGATACGTCCTTAGCAATTGACGTATCGCACTTGCCAATTCTCCATTCTCTTCCGTGTAAAGCATCCATACAGTGCTTACCGTCGCCTTGTCCCACCCCTTGTGTTTACACATTTGCATAGTCTCGTCGCGATACTGATTCATCTTAGTTCATAAGGCTAATTTCTGTTTATCTGTGCGAGAGGTTTGCGGAACCTAATGACAATGAATATACAGGAAAAAAGAAGGACCACCTCGCTTCCCAACTTCCAGTTCTCGATCGCATCCTTGCTGGCTCCCTGGGCCGTAACTCGAGGCTCGACGACCGCGTTACTGAAGAGGCGTATGGCCCTATCAATCGCGAAGAATATGAAGAATCCTATGAGAATATCATCGAGTGCCTTCATAAAATATAGCAGTATATTAATGGCAAATAGATATGTTGGGGCCCTGATGAATTCCCGCGAGCAGGCTCACATATTCCATCTGAAGACGAATAAGTACTCACAGCACAAGGCGCTCGAAAAATACTATGAAGGGATCGTCCCTTTACTGGATGACTGGGCCGAGGCGTACATGGGAAAGTACGGCCGCCTCCGCAAGATTTCGATAAATAAAAGATTTCTGCAGAATCCGGCAAAGGCCAAAGGATACTTTCGGGCTCTCTTGACTCGAGTCAAAGCAATCAAGCTGCCAAAGGATACATATCTGAAGAATATTCAGGATGAAATAGTAGCCCTCATTCGTAAAACTTTGTATATGCTTTCTTTGAGCTGAAGGGGACTGGTCTTTAGAACCCAAATTTAAAGTTCTGAGGAAGTTTGTTACCATACGTGCTGGTACTCACAGGACGTGGATCAGGCGCGGGACTGGCCGTAATGTCTCTAATATAGACGAGTTGCTGCAGAACCCCCGACTCTACAGTCTGTGAAGCCTCGGTAACAACCGCGCGATTCATTGCATCGAGTTGACCCTTGACATTGGTGTAGGGATCTCCACGCATGTTTACAAAAACTTTCTTCATAAGGCTCTGGAGATCCGCGTCGTTCTGTCGGTCGATCGTGTAGCCCGTATTCGCCTTGATATTCTGGATTATTGTCCTGTGGATATTTTCACGATTAAAGTCTGAAAAAAATGCCGAGTCTAGTGGCGTGGGAAGATACTTGGTCGCCATTACTAGGAGTCGGCATAAAAAAATAGACCACTTATAATGCAAATGAAAGTCTTCAAGCGCGATGGCTCTGAAGAAGAGATGCTCTTTGACAAGGTTACATCTAGAATCCGAAAACTCTGCGCTGGTCTTGATGTAGCCCCAGACCGCGTCGCCCAAAAAGTTTTTTCAAATATGTATGACGGAATTCACACGAGTGAGATTGACTCTCTGAGTGCAGATGTGGCAATAGACTTGATGACTGAAAATCCAGACTATGAAACGCTCGCAACCCGCCTGACTGTATCCAACATGCACAAGACGAGCCCAAAATGTTTCTCAGACTGTGCCCTTGGACTTTACTCAAAGGGTCTCGTGAGTGAGGAATTTATCAAGCATGTGACCCTGGATGCGGACAAGGAGATTCTTCACGATAATGATTACTCGTACGGATTCTTCGGTCTCAAGACTCTCCAGAGAAGTTATCTTCTCCCAGGAGAGACCCCACAGTACATGCTCATGCGTGTCTCCCTATGTATTCACGGTTCAGATTTTGTAAAGGTCAAGGAATCCTACGAACTCATGTCATCCAAGTACTTTACGCATGCAACCCCTACTCTGTTCAATGCTGGAACAAAGAGGCCCCAGATGAGCTCGTGCTTCCTCATGGCTATGAAAAGTGACTCGATCGAAGGAATTTACGACACGCTCAAGGAGTGTGCGCAGATTTCAAAGTGGTCTGGAGGGATCGGCATCCACTGTTCGAACGTTCGGGCCCGAGGAACCCCTATCAAGGGCACGAACGGAGTCGCGGATGGGCTCGTGCCGATGCTCAGAGTATTCAACAACACTGCCCGGTACGTGAACCAGGGAGGAGGAAAACGCAAAGGATCTTTTGCAATCTACCTCGAGCCTTGGCACGCAGACATCATAGAGTTTCTTGATCTTCGACTCAACCAGGGGGACGAAGAAGCTAGGTGCAGAGACCTCTTCACTGCCTTGTGGATTCCAGACCTTTTCATGAAGGCTGTTGAAAACGACGCAGAGTGGCACTTGATGTGCCCAGAAGAGTGTCCTGGACTCCAAGATGTCTATGGAGCCGGATTTGACGATTTGTATTCAAGATATGTTTTCGAAGGAAAGTTCAAGAAGGTTCTCAAGGCTCGACAAGTCTGGGACTCTATTCTGAGATCGCAGATCGAGACAGGGACCCCCTATATGTGCTACAAAGATGCCACAAACTCCAAGACGAATCAAAAGAATATAGGAACGATCAAGTCGAGCAACTTGTGTACAGAGATTATGGAGGTTTCCGGGCCCGACGAGACGGCCGTGTGCAATTTGGCCTCTCTGAGTCTTCCTGCGTTCGTAGAGACGGGGGAGTTTAATTTTGAGAAACTCAAAGAGGTGACACGGGTCGTCACTCGTAATCTGAATCGTGTAATAGACAAAAACTTTTACCCTACAGAGCCTGCACGTACGTCGAACCTTCGTCACAGACCCATCGCCATAGGCGTGCAGGGTCTGGCTGACGTCTTCATGATGCTCGGTATGTCTTTTGATGACTCCAGGGCCCGGGATCTAAACAAGAAAATTTTCGAGAACATCTACTTTGGCGGACTTGAGGAATCGTGTCTCTTGGCTAAGGAGGAGGGTCCTTACGAGACTTTCGAGGGGTCACCCGCCCACCAAGGCCACCTCCAATTTGACTTATGGGGGCTCAAGCGTCCTGATTTTGACAGAATCAAGGAGAGTATCGCAAAGTGGGGACTCCGAAACTCTCTTCTGGTCGCGCCCATGCCGACCGCCTCGACCGCCCAGATTCTGGGTAACAACGAGGCGTTCGAGCCTTACACGACCAACCTGTATCTGAGGCGGACTTTGGCCGGAGAATTTGTAATGATCAACAAGCATCTGGTTCGCGATCTGCAAAAGAGGGGAATGTGGTCAAAGGAAATCAAAGATCAGATTATTGCAGCCAACGGCTCTGTCCAGGACCTTCCAGGGGTTCCTGTATGGCTGAAGTCGATCTATAGGACGGCGTGGGAGATTCCGCAAAAGAGCATCATTGACATGGCGGCAGATCGTGGACCCTACATCGACCAGTCACAGTCTATGAATATTTTCATGGAAAATCCATCAATGGCCAAGTTGAGTTCAATGCACATGTACGGGTGGAAGAAGGGACTCAAAACGGGTAGTTACTATCTCCGGACCCGAGCCAAGGCCCAACCGATCAAGTTTACGATCGACCCGGCCCATCTTGCTTGTTCACGCGAAAACCCAGAAAGTTGTCAGATGTGTTCTGGATGAGTTAAAAATATTAAACAAGTTTAAAAAATGGATGAGTGTTGGAAGTTTCTTCCAGATGATCTCGTTTTGCACATCATAGATATTTCAGACGATATTGATCTTCGTCGATCCTTTGGATTCAAACCCCGAAAGATCAACGAGGACCGCGCGTGGAGGCTTTGGTACCTCCTTAGGTCCCATGATGGCCTCGTGTACGAGATGGAGACCAAGTCTCTGCACATACTTCGGATCCCGGGCTGTCACGTGGTGCGCAGACCTATAGAACTGAACTATGTGGACAAGTGGGCCTGGATGTTTAATCAGGATGAAAAGTCCCACACCGTGGAGATTACGACTTCAGACGGGAGATATTGCTTTATTCCCGACGCAACTGATCATTTTTATACAGAAATGAATGTCCTTCTTAAAGGATCTGGGATTGCCCGAGTTATCAACTGCGCTGGTTCAACTTTTTGATTAGAGCATTGACGTTAGCAACCATGGCCGCATAGTGATTTCGCATTTTTTCCATATGGGCTTTTTGGGCCTCCAGAGCCGCTCGTGAACGTGGCAGCCCACTCAGCCTCCTGGCTGCAGCGCTCCCGAGCGCGCGTGATCTCCTTCTTTCAGAAATTAAATTATTTAATTCTTTTTTTATTCTTTCACAGCGTTCTGCATGAGGTGCGTACCATATTCTATAATTTTTATTAAACTTAGAAATAATTGCATTTTGTTCCGCCTTTGTCGTGGCCTTGCGCAGAGCCGTCCTGTATGTAGAAATTGTTCGCCCGAAAGAGTTTATGTCCTTGTTGGGGACCCGGGCCCAATTGCACACTGTCCTCCACGAGTTCTCACCACTTTCAAGCATGTTCCTA